CCAATTGCTCTAATAAAACTGGTTTTTCCGACTGCATTTGTACCGTATAATAATATTCCATTCACATTTTCATTTCCCAATACAACATCATTGGAAACATATAATTCATTTTGTTGCAAATGTTCAATTAAACAATGGCGTAATCCGGTTGCATTAAAAAAAGATTTATCTGAATCTACAATTACCGGGCGGCAATAGTTATATTTTTTTGCAATATACGATTTTGCATAAACGACATCAGTATACGTAATAAAATCAATAATAGTGTAGATTTCTTGAAAATAAATGTCAAGTTTATCCAAAATAGTAAAATAAATTTTGGTAATTAGTTCTTTTAAATGTATTTTAATGACGGAAATATTTTTACATAATTCTTGAATAAGGGGTGTGGAAATAGAATCATTCGAGTTTGTTTGCGAGATAAATTGTAATTCAGGTTTAAATTCAAAGGTTTTTTCTTGTTTATCAAAGGAGGAAGTATATTTTAATATTACAGGATTGCTTTTTGCCAGACTTTCTTTCAAAATAGTGCATCTCCTTTTTGTTGCGACAAGCGTAAAATTATTCTTTTCGGTTTCGTGAATTTTGACATATTCGCTATTTGCACCAGATTTACCGTTTTTTTCAAATTTTAATACGGATTGATTCAAAAAAGAGCGAATTGATTCCAATTTATCCATGGATTCGAGTAATGTGGAGTTTCTCTCATCTAATTCCAGATCAATCCCATTTTTAATGAAATTAATTTCAAAATTGTTTACATCATCAATTTCTTCGGCTAAAGAAATATCGAAATGTGAATTAAAAAATTCGCATATCTTTTTACAAAAATGCGAAATATGTGGAAATTCGGGAATATTCTTCATTAAATATTCGGAAAAAACACAATCATTTGAAACAATGGAAAAAATATCTTCGTCAATCATTATCAGATTTTTATGAAATTGAACCAACGATTTTGGCGATACCTTTTTCATAATAATCTGACGAATTAATTTTGACATGTCTTTAATACACAATAATTTGTTTTTCAAAAAATCGTAGTCGTATTCGCTATTTATGATGTGGTCTGTAATATTGTATTCTGTTTCAAGGTGATCCTTGTTTGTCGTTGGGTTCAAAATATTATACGAAAATTTGCGTTTGCCCATACTGGTAATGCAGACATTCAGCATTTTTTCTACTGAAGAAAATTTCCCAGTGTAGTTATAATCATCCACAATATTTAATTGTTTTAAAGAATGGTTGGCCAATACAAGTCGGTCACTACAGTTTTCAAATTTGGGTTCGCTAATTTTATTCACTAAATATGGATTATGTTGATAAATAAAATCAAGTAAATAACAAAAGGCTTGTGTTGCAATTGTATTTTCGTAAAAATTCTGATAGAAAGAATCAAAATCCGTTATGCTATAAAATTTCGTTAATAACTCCTTTTGATATACTTGTTTTTCGCAATTGTAGGCACGCTTGATTTTTTCTCTCATGGTTTCTTCATTCTCAGAGTTTAACAATATTTTATGAATTGATTTTGAATTTATATTGGTGTAATTAATCACTTGATCTATCACATATTCATCCATATTTGATATAAGAATCGTTTCACTTGGATTATAAATCGAAATAAAACGCTCCAATTCATCAAACGTAGTTGGATTCAACAAATAGGTTTCTTTAAATTCAAAAATAGATGTTTTTCCAGTATAGACATCAATATTCGCCATACCAACGTATACTATTTTGTCACCGGGGGGTGACGTTACGCCTTTTCTCTCATTGCCATTTTTTTTCAAAGTGGAATTGGTTAAATAATTATTAAAAAAGTATGATTCTATTACATTAATCCATATACAAGTGGTATTGTTTGTTATTTGAGATAGAGAAGAAGAACTGGAGGAATCGAAATATGTTCCCGGTGAAAATATTCCGCACAAACTACGTGTTGTATTTTTATTTTGTTCATCTTGGGTATATACTACAATCGTGAAACCGTGTTCTTGTAACTTTTTTATATATTTATCAATCATGTAATGGGAAAATCCGGCCATAATGACGGAATCATGTCCAACGCATATTTTTTTTTCAGCAATATTCAAATCGCAAATAGAAGAAAAATCTGTGATCTTACTTGAAAAAATATTTCCAGTATTTTTGTCTTGTAAACCGTAAACTTCAAAAAAGGCACCAACTTGCATTAATACCACTGTTTTTTCTCCGTATTCATTTATATATTTTTTAGTTAATTCAAAATATTCTCTCACCAATGCCATTGTATTCTTTTTATAATATATTATGTCTTTCTCTCTTTAATTTTATTTTATAAATGATTTTACATTTTGAATACAAGAATATTCAACATGTAAATGCAATAAGCTATGATACTTGGGTATCAATAAGCAGAACATGAGAGATGGATAGATTAGTTATTGGAAGAAGATGTGTCATTTATTAAATTATGAATTAAAACATCCTTGTTTTTATTGATAACATCACCAGTAAGCATTGCACTTTCGTATGTTTTTCTTAAAACATTACTGGGTGCATTACTTCCTATTTTAAATAATCCGTGCTCAATTAAATATTTTTTGATATCCCCGATCGGTTTTTTCTTTAATTCTTTGTGTGCACTCAATATTTTTTTACGCGTAATATTGTCTTTAATCAGTATTCCAACTTTTCTGTAGATATTTGATTTTCCAAGAGTATATTTTCTACGAATCGTCTTTTTAGTATAAATTTTTTCTGGCTCTTTTTTCTCTGGCGGTGTGGGTTTCGTGTTCGATAAACCACCACCCAGGGAACCGAATGTTGATATATGATTCGTGTCATTTTTCAAACCATCATTGTCGTATTTATTATTTATATGATTCATTTTGTCATTATCGTTTTTCATTTTTTTTCTTAATAATTCGAGTTTTCGTTGTCTATCATTCTGATCTTTATTCAAAAAAGGAGACTGAGATGACGAGGTTGGTTCAGTATTTACCGTGCTGCTGGAAAAATTTATATTACCGGAATTTGGATTTGTAGAAAATGATGTATGAATTGTTGAGTCATTTGTATTTTTTTTTGTTTTGTTGTTTAACCATGTTCTATAAGTCGGTTTGCTTGCACCTTTTAAACAACCGTATGGCGGGTCTTGTTCAAATTTCATTTGTGGCTTATGATTCGTTTGTGTTTGGAATTGTAGATGTTGATTACCACTTCTTTCTTGTGAACCACCGTTCAAAAAATCTGAAAAAGGACTATTGCTTCCGGAATTTAATGTAATCGTAGACGAGCTATTTTCCGGAACAGTAAATTTCTCTGTTAATTCTTCTGGTAATTCCAAATCAACATAAGGCATTGCCGCTACACCGCCCACAGCCGCCCCGTAATTTGTATTTGAATACATATTCTTGACCGTCTTGTTTTGTATTTTAGTTTCATGTTTTTTCTTATCATTTTCTTCCTTTTTTTTTCTTGATAACAAAGATAAATATTGTATTGAATCATAAAATTCGTCGCTTTGAGTAGAGTCTTCGCTATTTTTTGATTGACCTGCGGGTTCCTTCACTTTGATTTCATTTTTAACACCACTATCTACTTTTTCCTTGTTCTTATGTTCCTTGATACGATTTAAAAACTTTTTCTTTAATGAATTTTCATTTATTTGTATTGGTACTACGGGTTTTTGTTTTTTTTCTGATGAATATCCGCTTCTATTTTTTTTTGTTTTTGACGAAGATCCGCCATTTGCCGTAAATAAATCAGGATTAATTTTTATTGTTTTGGTCGGAATAGTCATATATTATAATCTTGAAATATTTTATACATTTTTATTTTACGAAATACAAAACAAAATATTAAACATAAATACTCATCAACATTTTATTTAATTCTTGACTATTCTTTCTATTTTTAATTTCATCGTTATTTATAAACATATGAAAACCTTTTTCTAAATCATCCAACGTAATTTTGGTTTTATTACAATCTGGTTCTCCAAAAATCCGGCGGCTATGCGAAATTTTTATTTTTGAAAACATATTTTCAATATCTCTACCATAATATTTGAAATACACCATTTTGTTTTCAAACCATTCTGCTTTCACATTATTATTTTTTTCGTCAATACCCCACCCACTATCGACCACCTTTTTTGTGAAAATATGAAACAATTCATCATATTTATAGTCGTGAATGTGAAATCTCCAAGTAAATCTGGATTCTAAACCCTGATTATATGTAAAAAAACATTCGTCCAATTCTTTTTTATACCCTGCAACAATAACCATTAATTCATCCTTATAATTACTTAATGCTTCACACAAAGTATCAATACATTCTTTTGAAAAACTGTCCTTTTTTTCAATATTTCCCAAGGAATATGCTTCGTCTATGAACAAAACACCGCCTAATGATTCTTCAATTACCTCTTTTGTTTTTATCGCAGTTTGTCCCAAATAACCAGCAATTAAATCACTTCGGGTTACCTTTTTGAATGTCCCCTTTTTTAAAATACCCAAATTTCCATATATTTTTCCAATTATTTTTGCAATTTCAGTTTTTCCTGTTCCTGGAGGACCGTATATTACCGTATGCATAAAATCATTACCATTCACGTGTAAATCTTGGATATAATATAATAATTGGTCCAACACATTTGTTTTCAATTCCTTCATCCCAATCATTCTATTCAATTCAATCAACTCTTTTTTTATTTTGTGCAATGCTGCAATATTTATATTATACTCAATTTCTTCTTTTATTGGATATTTATCTATTAATTGAAGTAGATCATCCAAATTATTGATTTTTACATATATATTCACCTTTTCTTTCATCATTGGTTTTATTATATCTCTATTGTTCTTTTTCGACTTTTTTACATTTTTATCATTCGGAGTATTCGGTGTTTCGTTTGTATTTGGAATTATAATATGCAAAGGAGGCGTATTTCTTATTTTATCACGGTCAGGGTGATTTTCTATCAATGCAGGTAAAGTGGAAAAATAACTCGAACCAGATGTATAAACATTCGTGATATTTTTGTTTTTACCATTATTATCGTGTTTGTTTTCATTTATACCCATTTTTTTTTCAAATAAATTACTAATATTTTTAGCTTGATTTGGGTAATTAAAAACAATATTCGATTCATAATAATTTTTATTTAGTTCATACTTTTTGTTCATTTGTTTTATAATTTTATAAATATTATCATCGGAATTGTATGAAAAATTTTCACAGTTATTATATTTGTTATTGATATTTTCTAAAAAATTCGTATAATTATACTTGTTCAACATTTATTTGCTATTATTGTATTATATTAGTATTTATTTATGTATTTATTTATGTATTTATTTATGTATTTATTATTAGTGCGTTTATAATATATTTTATTTTTTATTTTTTTAGGGAATTTTTCTATCTGGTAAAATAAATATATGAAGTAAATATATAAAAATATGAGTGAATGGACGGCGGATATTGAAAGTACTGCAGAAAACATAAGAGTAAATAGTATTTTATTTTCTCAATTACACAAGAAACGTTATTTATATTTGAAACATTTATTATTATATTTTCGTTTACCTGTGATTGTTATTAGTGGAGCAAATTCAGTCATAAGTGTTGGGTTACAAAATTATTTGGAGCAACAACTTATATCTGCGATTACTTGTTTATTAGCATTAGTTTGTGGCCTCATTGGTTCGGTTGAATTATTTTTAGGCATACAATCTCAAATGGAGGATGAATTGGTATGTTCCAAAGATTTTTACTTATTGGCAATTGATATTTATAAAATCTTATCCTTATTACCAGAAAATCGTAACGTTGATGGAAGATCATATTTAGATGAAAAATACCAAACATATATTAAATTAGTGGAGAATTCTAATTTATTAACCAAAACTATTATGGATAATTTAACACCATTACCAAATGATTGTAATAAACTTGTAGTATCATCTTCTTCTTCTTCTAATTTACCAGTTTCAGAAATATAAAATAATAAAGTAAAACAATAAAAATAAAGTAATAATTAAAAACAATTTAAAAATAAATTGAAATATTTATTAACCCAAATTATGAATTCAATAATAAAAACCATGACAGAACCAATTAATTGTGAAACTCGTAATGAAATGTATGAAGATTTATTTGATTTGAAAAACGATCAATATATTGAAGTACCGTGGAATATTATTGAAACATATTTTAAGGGTCAACATTTAGAACGATTAATACGACATCAGTTGGAGTCATACAACAATTTTGTGTCGTGTCAAATTCAGAAAACGATTGAGATGTTTAATCCGGTCAAGATTGTTTCTGAGCAAGATTACGATACGAAAAGTGGAAAATATTCACTTGAAATCAATGTGACTTTTGAGAATTTTCATATTTATCGTCCCCAAATTCATGAAAATAATGGTGCGACAAAATTAATGTTTCCGCAAGAGGCTCGTCTCAGGAACTTTACATATGCATCAGCCATGACAATTGATATGAATCTAAAATTCATTATTCGAAATGGTCCAAATTTAGAAAATATACAAACATTATACAAAAATCTTCCAAAAATTCATATTGGCAAGTTGCCTATTATGTTAAAATCAAATATTTGCGTGTTGAATCAATATAAACATGTTGACAACAGTTATACAGGTGAGTGTAAATTCGATGCAGGTGGTTATTTCATTATTAATGGTTCAGAAAAGACTGTTTTAGGTCAGGAAAGAGCTGCAGAAAATAAGGTTTATTGTTTCAATGTTTCAAAAAATAATACAAAATTCAATTGGATGGCAGAAGTTAAATCTGTCCCAGATTTTAAATGTATTTCACCAAAACAAATTAATATGATGGTATCTTCGAAAAACAATGGCTTTGGTTATCCTCTTTATTTACAATTGCCACGTGTAAAACAACCGATCCCGTTATTTATTGTATTTCGTGCATTGGGTATTATTTCAGACAAGGAAATTTGTGACAAGATTTTGCTTGATACTCATAATGAACAAAATAAAGAATTATTGAAAGGATTACAAGCGTCTATTATTGATTCGAACAATTGTTTAACCAAGGATGATGCAATCAAATATATTACTGGTTATGTAATGTTTACCCCAATCAATATGGACAAGGAGACTGGTGCACGAAAGAAGAGAGATTTCGCACTTGATATATTAACCAATGATTTATTTCCGCATTGTATTTCTCCGGAACAAAAGATATATTTCCTGGGATATACCGCAAATCGTTTATTACAAACCAGTTTTGAATGGATTAAACAAGATGACCGTGATTCATATTTGAACAAACGAATTGATTTAACCGGTGTATTATTGAATAATTTGTTCAGAAATTATTTCAACAAATTGGTGAAGGATATGGAAAAACAAATCATCAAGGAAATAAATACTGGTTCTTGGCGTTCTACCGATGATTATTTAAATATTGTCAACATGACAAACATTTATAAAATAATCAAATCAACCACTATTGAAAATGGTATTAAACGTGCTCTTTCTACAGGTGATTTTGGTATTAAACATGTAAACAGTAATAAGGTAGGTGTCGCACAGGTGCTTAACCGTTTGACATACGTGTCGAGTTTGAGTCATGCACGTAGAATTTCCACTCCAGTTGATAAAAGTGGTAAATTAATTCCACCACGCAAGCTGCATAATACGTCGTGGGGATTTTTATGTCCTGCGGAAACTCCAGAAGGTCAATCGGTTGGTGTTGTGAAGAATTTAAGTTACATGACACATGTCACGATTCATTCGAATAGTTTGCCGTTGTACGATTACATACTTCCACAAATTATTGAAATCAATCATTTAACGTCGATTGACATGTACCAAAAAACAAAGGTTTTTATAAACGGCTGCTGGGTAGGTGTTACAAATGAACCACTGCATTTATTTAATAGTTTAAAGGACCGAAAGTACAAGGGTATTATTAATGTCTACACGTCGATTGTCTTTGATTACAAATTTAATGAGATACGTGTTTGCAATGATGCTGGTAGATTAACCAGGCCATTATTACGTGTTCGAGATAATAATATCTTGATTCGAAAGAAAATAATAAATGATATTAAAAGTGGTAAAGTTGGTTGGAATGATTTGATTACCAATTGCAATATTGATGAATCTATTATTGAATATATTGATCCGGAGGAACAATCGTGGAGCATGATTGCAATGAAACCGGTGGATTTGATCGATAGTGGAAATGAAAAAGAGATGTTTAAATATACTCATTGTGAAATTCACCCCAGTACAATTTTCGGTGTGTTGGCATCATGTATTCCTTTTCCGGAACACAATCAATCTCCTCGTAATACATATCAATGTGCACAGGCCAAGCAGGCGATGGGTGTTTATGTCACCAATTTTGATAATAGAATGGATAAAACCGCATACGTCTTGAATACACCAGGAAGACCATTGGTAGATACTCGTATTATGGATATGATAAAAATAAACAAGATACCTTCCGGGTTTAATGTGGTGGTCGCAATTATGACTCACACAGGTTATAACCAGGAAGATTCTTTATTATTCAACAAAGGTTCGATTGATCGTGGATTATTTCAAGCGACAATATATCATACGGAAAAAGATGAAGACAAACAAAAAATCAATGGCGATGAAGAAATTCGTTGTAAGCCGGATCCAAATAAGACCAAGGGTATGAGATTTGCGAATTATAACAAGGTAAACAATCGTGGTGTCATTCCAGAAAATACGTTGGTGGAAAACCGTGATGTTATTATTTCAAAAATAACTCCTATCAAGGAAAATCGCAATGATCATACCAAGTTGATCAAGTATGAGGACCAGAGTCGTATCTACCGCACAGATGAAGAAACTTATATTGATAAAAATTATATAGACCGTAATGGAGATGGTTATAATTTTGCAAAAGTACGATTGCGTATTACCAGAAAACCGGTGATTGGTGATAAATTTTCATCCAGAAGTGGTCAAAAAGGAACGATTGGTAATATAATTCCTGAAGAAGACATGCCTTTTACTGCATCTGGAATTAAACCGGATATTATATTGAATCCGCATGCGATTCCATCTCGCATGACAATTGCACATTTAAAGGAGACAATCATGACCAAGGTCTTGGTACAATTGGGTTTGTTTGGAGATGGAACCAGTTTCGGCGAATTGGATATAAATACGATTTGCGAAGAATTATTACGTCTTGGATACGAATCTCGTGGAAACGAATTGCTTTATAATGGATTAACAGGTGAACAACATGAGTGTAGCATTTTCATGGGACCTATATTTTACCAGAGGTTAAAACATATGGTAAATGATAAACAACATTCTCGTTCAATTGGACCAATGGTGAATTTGACAAGACAACCGGCTGAAGGACGCAGTCGAGATGGTGGTCTTCGTTTTGGTGAGATGGAAAGAGATGCCATGATATCCCATGGAGCCTCGAGATTTACCAGAGGTCGTATGTATGATGCGTCGGATAAATACCATGTTTATTCTTGTAATAAATGTGGAATGATAGCAACATACAACGATGAAATGCATATACATATATGCCGTACTTGTGAGAATCGTACTGATTTCTCTTATGTGGAAATACCTTATGCGTGTAAATTATTGTTCCAAGAATTAATGACAATGAATATTGCACCGCGTTTGATTACGACTCAATAAAGTAAAATCTGACTCTAATTTCTTCTTTTGGATTTAGATTTGGATTTTTCTTTTGCATTTTTTTTATTTTTTTTGGTGTTTCTTTTTGTTTTCATTTTTTTTCCACCTTTACTACCGCTTTTCTTTTTTTCATTCAGTAGATTACTTTGTTTTACGAGTTGTGAAATAATGTCATTGTCATAATCATCATCATCATGTTTTTTTGTTTTTGGCGTTTTATGATGAGGACCAAGTTGGACAAGTTTTTGATATTCTTCTTCGTCTTCTTCTATGATTTTTTTCAATCTATCTTGTTTTTTTCGTTCTTGTTCTTCTTCTTCATTGATAACTTTCATGACTTCTTTGACTTCATCCAAGGGTGATTTATATTTTTTAATGGGTGTAACTGGTGTTACTGCTGCGGTGACTGGTTTAAATAAAGATTCATACATGTCATGCATTTTTTTTTTAATTTTTTCTGAGTTTTCGTGAATTTCGTGATAATCCGGATCATTTATCGATAATTTTTTGTTTCTATACAATGTTTTTTTATGTTCATACGGATTTGCCTCAATCCATTCTTTATATTTTTTGTCGGCTTCTTCTTTTTCGGCTTTTTTCTTAATTTGTCGTTCTTTTTTTATTGCTTCTTTTTCTTCGGCTGTTTTTGGTTTTGGACCTCTTTTTTTTGGTTCTTGTTTCGTTTGCTCAGACATATAATATATTATGCATATATTATATTTCATTTTGGTTATGTTATTTAATAATTTTAGAATTTTTGATGATATAAGTATGTAAGTTATTTAACATTTATATTTTCGTAAAGTGTAAAAATGAAAGGGAAAAACGTAAATTATTGTTTTATTACAAGTTTGCAATAAAATAATATAATAAGAATATATAATGGATGGTAAAAATATATTAATCAACCAAGCAATTAGAGAGGTTACCGTAGAATATGACAAAGATGAACCCCTGTGTGAAGATGATAATCACCGTGACATTGCAGAAGAGTTTTATAGAAAACAAAATAAATTATATTATGACCTTTATAACCTTAAAAAAGAAGAACCAGCATATATTACTTTTTTAGCACATATTAGATTGTTATATAATCTTAACAAAGTTTTATTAGAAGATTTATATAATTGTGACGATGATGAATTAAAAAAACAAACTGAAAGTCATTACAAATTTTTTTTAGTTTTAAAATTAAGAACAATTGAACATATGGATGATTTTTTAGGAAATTTTGAACTAACGAAAGAACCTCCTTTACATATGGGATACGATCTACATGATATGGAAACTAATGTAATGATTGAAATTAAACAGATTGAAGCAGATTTGAAAAAACAAATTCATATTGATAATTTTAATGACGCAATTGATGAATATATGGAAAATTTTGATGAAGAAAATCCAGAATATAAAGGTATTTTTGATTATAATAGTATAGATTATACTACGTTATTTAAAGAAAATGATAATATTAAAGATTTTGATATCGTTGATCATGAATTAATTTTTGATTTGTCTGATGTAAGTGGTAGCAGTAGTCAAGAAAGTACAGGAGGTCGTCGAAAAAGAGGTAATCGAAAAATAAAAAGCAAAAAAACAGTGCGTAAAAGCAAGAGAAAGTATTCTACTAAAAAGCGAAGAACTTGCGTAAGACGAAGGTAGTCAATACAAATAAAATGCCGCCCCATAAGGTATCCATAACGACAATATTATAAGACCAATTTTTAAAGAATGCTCTATTTGTTGTTTCAAAAACACCAATAATAACCGCACCTAATAGGAATGCATCCAAGAGAGACTTTTTCTCTCTTAATATAAAATAATAAAGACCAAAAGCATAAATAATATAACCAATTAGGCCAGCAAAAAAGTCAACAGACATTGGCGATTTTTGAATCAGGGTAATTTGATTGTATAAGATATTTTTGATTGAATACAAGTAAATAGAGTCAAAGAAAATTAAAACCAGCATTGTTGTAAGTATTTTTACAAACATTTTTACAAAGATATAATATATGTATATTATATTTTTATAATTGGTAAAATTTATTCTGAGAGAAAATCATTACAAGTCAAAATGAAAAAAGTAAATAAACGATAAATAAGTAATTAAAATTTGTATAATTTCCGCATGATGAATGTAGTAGTTGTGAATAAAATACCTCCCCATAAAATATCAATTACAACAGTTTTGTAGGACCAATCTTTCAAAGTCGCTTTAGTAGTGGTTTCGTATACAGCATTTATAACAATACCTAATAAAAATGCATCCCATAATGATTTATTTTCTCTCAAAATGAAATAATTAATTGCAAATGCTAAAGTAATATAACATAATAATACAGCAAAAAAATCTAAAGATATGGGTTTTCCTTGGACTTTTAAAATTTGTTTAGAAAGTAAGTCTTGATTTATGTAAAAGAAAATAGAGTCCAAAAAAATTAAAATAAAAATAGTGGTTATTATTTTTAGAAACATATATACTATATTAATATTTTTATTAGTTTAGAATATTTTTATATTACTGATATATATATGCCAGGAACTCAAGCAAGTTTTAATACGAATCATACTTTTACATCAGCGTCATTCATGAATTTTGTAAATATATATCCAGGAAGTAAATTGGGTGGTGGATTACCGGGATTTATTCCTCAGGCAGTTCAAACAACAAATAACAACAATGAATTTGCCGAAACCAGATTTACTTTAAAAAATGCGTGGAATACGAATTATGCCAGAAAAGTAAATAATCAAAAATCAGTCGTTACTCCATTTAGAGCAATTAACAATGCGGGCGATTTATTGAGTAGACCTAATTATTCTTGTGGTGGACCATGCCAAACATTTCAAAGTCGTCCAGGATTATATGGATTAAAGAAAGGGTTTGGCCATATACAGAGTCAATGTGACGGTTCTGGAATCGAACCTGCATCTTGCAATGTTAGATATGTCTATGACAGTTCTGATTACACCAGATTTATTAAACAAAAGGCATTTAATAAAAATTACAATGATGCTTCTTATGGCGGTGATCAAAGTTCTGCATCTCAAAGTGCATGGAGACATGTTAGAAGATATTAATCACGGATTTTGCCTACTTTTGATGAGATAAGGTAATTCCGTTGTTTTGTTGGTTTTGTTGATTTTGTTGATTTTGTTAATTTAATTATAATTTTTGATTATAATTATGTATCCATGAGAGAAGACCCATGTTTCTCCTTTACTTGATTTATAGATGATTTGAATTATTGTTTGGTTTAAAGAATTAATTTTCACATAGTATAATATATGACAACTTTAGCATATAAACAATATACTAATATTCCTTATGGAGGGTATGCCTCTGCACCAGTAATCGGACCATTAAGCACAAGTAGGACGCCTTTAATAATGCCTCGTCATAATTACGGCGAGTTGCCGGGGCGTCATCCAAATCCACCACAGTTTTATCCATCTGACGGTGCCAGTGAATTTTCTAATGCACGTCGACAATATTTAAGAACCAGAACCACTCAATTCAATATGAATACTGGTACCAAAATGTATTCTAATGTTCCACCTACCAGTGTATATTGTGCCGGATTACAAAAAAGCTTTGTAGTATCTCAATCTACGAAATATGTTGCACCAGCATCATCATCCATGTATATATCGGCAAAAAAGAGTGCTGCTGTAGGCAAGAGTTCTTTTAAACAAGGATTACCAAATGACGCATTATTATCATATAAAAACTATAATAGGAACGATGTTAAGACCGCGTTGAGATTTTCAAGAGCAGGCGGTTGCGTTGCTCCGGCCAAAAAGGGATCAATAGATAACACTAATTTGTGTAATGGACGAGTCTGTGCCTGGGGTGCAATCGTGAGTCAGAATTATTAATATTTAGGTTAGGGTTACTTGCATAGTGCGTATAATAAAAAGGTTTTTGGAATAAAGAAGAAAACCAACAAACCCGAAAATTTAAAAAATCCAAAATAAAAATAAAAAAATATTAATTTATTATATAATGAACAAGTATATTGTTGAGTTTTTAGGAACATTGTTTTTAGTGTTTGTTATTTTAGCAACCGGTAATTATTTAGCGATTGGTGCGGCTTTAGCAGTTGCGGTTTTACTTGGTGGTGCTATTTCTGGAGGTTCGTTTAATCCTGCGGTAACTATTTCGTTGTTTGTTTCCGGAAAATTAAAATCAGGGGATATTATTCCTTATATTTTAGCTGAAATCGCGGGTGGTTTAACTGCAGTTCAATTGGTTCGTTTTATTTTATAAATGTTGACATTTTTGATTAAAACCGAATAAAAATACAATATTAGGAGGAACAAAAATAAATTTAATATATTATTTAAGAGAGAAATATATTAAATTTCTATTTATATTATATATGGCAAAAAGTAGAAAATTTATAAAAGGTCGGGGTAAAAAAATAAATAGAAGAGGTGGTAAAACGAAGAGAATGAGAGGAGGAATGTGGCCTTTTTATACTGATCCTTCGCAGCAGGGACAGGCGACTGGTGTCCCTCCATCTGCTCTGCCCACCACCAATCAAAATAAAGATTCTTCCAATTCAGGTAGTTGGTTTAGTGGTTTTGGTAGTTTATTTGGAAAAAAACCTGAAAAAACTGCAGTACCACCTGTAAGTTCTTCTGCACCATCCACAAGTTCTTCAGAACCATCCACAAGTTCTTCACTACCATCATCATCATTATCATCATCTTCATCATCCCCAAGTCAAACACCTGCATCGTCGATTATGGGAGGTAGGAGAAGAAGAAGAAGCAAAAGAAGAAAATATTAAAGTAAAACGTTAAATTAAAACATATAATTCTGCTTGATTATATGTTGTAATGGTAATAAAATATTTACTTATATTATAATGACATTTGATAAATTAGTGAATATGTTATTGAATCCATCGCTCTACGCTCATTTTTTACACACCATTTTATTAGTTATTGCAGTATTCTTGGTGTTTTTAAATTTTTCAAAAATCATACGTTTAGAACCATATAAATTAATTATGTTACTGTTGTTTTTCTCGGTGGTTATTGTTCTTCACGGAATATCTCATTTAGGATTAGAAGCATTATACGCATATAATCCAATACGTATGTTTGTATCCACTATTGTAAAATAATTATTTCGTTTTATTCATCAAACGGTATAATATATAAATCCCTATAATTCCAAGACACGCAAAATAAATTTTAATAATGGGATCATTTGGTAATTTGACCGACTCGTCAAAATTATCTATGTAAAAGCTTCCAATATCTTCTCCATCATCTTCCGGGTCTTTCATATTGGAAAACGAGTCCTTGCATTTTTTTTTAGTTACTGGATTTGTTTTGTCTAAAAATAAGCACGGACTCATATTTTTTATGTCGGTTACACTAATGTAATGTGATTGTTTCTTACTTTTGTTTTTATTATCTATCGTTTCGAGGGTCACTTTTTTACATGGAGGAGTGGCTCCTTCCATAAATCCCTGTAATAATATAAATGGATTCAATGCATTTAAAGTTCCCATGGTAGATGGCAATAAACCTTTAAAATCCTTAAAACTTTTTCCTACTCCCGATGAAACAAAAGGAATATTAACATTTGGTTTATTACTTATATATATGTATCTGTCTTGCTTTTTATTCTTTTCATCAAGACATTTAGCACCTGTTTTTAAAAAAAACTTATTTCCTAAAGGCTTACCCGTTTTACTGGCTTTACTTGAACCAGTAACAAGGAGTTCAACATAATTAATTAATCCATTAATGTCCTTTGCCATAGTTTTTAAATCTCCTTTATCCGACATACCTAATTGGGCAGGGGTTTTTATGTTTTTCCAATATTCATAGTCTTCTCCTAAAAATTTTTTTTGTGTAGCATCGGCATCATTTAATACATCTTTAAAAATATTTGACATTTATATTATAATAGAAAAATAATTTTAAATTTATTAGTAAACTATTTTTCACACAGAAATAATAGATAATATAGGTATTTTAGAAGACACTATAATAATTACAGATTACAAACAAGAAAAATTGTTGAAATCTGTATATGTATAAATGTATAATAAATGTATAATAAATGTAAACTTAAACATTTTGTTTGCTAATGTCAAGCGGTTTATCTCCAGTTATTTCTTGAATCTTTTTTCCATTATTTACTGAAGTTGCTCTTACTTGGTCATTCAAAATTTTAACATTTTCATCTATATTAGTAACTTTTGTTTGTAAATCCTTCAACATTGTATCATGTGAAGTAATCTGGTCTTTTAATAGTAAAATATCACCTGCATTCTTTTGAGAAGAAACAACCGGGTCGAGTGTTTCAAAATTTTCGTACAAATATGTATTGTAAGGAGTATTATATAACGGACATGTAAAAGCATCATTGAAAATTTCATAAAAAATAATGATTATGAATAAAATAATTAATCCTTTAATTAACATATATTATATTATCTAAAGAAAAATATTATATATAAATATATAAATAATGTCATCTGCAACTTATCCATTAGGAACAAAATCATATAATAATCATTTAGCAACTGGCGGATATAAAACATGGAAAGGTGTTGGTCAATATAGTAATCCCGTTGCAATCACCTCAGGCAATATTAGACCTCTCACAAATAACGATTTAACAAATATTTATCCAACCGGATTTGGCTTACCTCGACCATTAAAATGGCAATATCGTAAAGGAACAACCACGAGTGCTGTTCCAATTATCATTGCCAACCCAAATAATCCAAATGAATATGTTGAAATAAATTCAAATCGCCAAGTGAAATCATCTACATCGACCTCCTTAATCGGTCAAACAATTGATAGACCTGGACAATTTTCAGTAAAACAAAATCCGTTGGATGAAATTAATGAAACCGACCAAATGAATAAAGATTGTAAAAACTGCAATGGTATCGGTTTAGTTACAAGTTATTATCCTGAATATTATTTAACAAATAATCCTTTACCTGTGTGCACTACACCTCAAAACTGTTGCAATGAACAACGCAAAGCATTACTTCGTGTTCGTCCAGCAAGTACAAACTTGAAAAAAAATTATTATACCACTCTCCAAGAATATAGACAAAACAGATGCCAGACTTATGATCAACGTATATTTAATTTTTATTCTGGCGCTACCTCTAACAACGAAACGGTGGAAAAATTATCTAAATATGTAAAACCTGGTAGTCCATACAGTTCAACCAATATGTATGTCGCGAATTGTTATCCGAATACTGGATTAAATGGTTTTAGCGAGCTGGATTTAATAATATTTTCATATGAATTCATGCGTGGAGAAGGAGTATTTAGTCAAGCGGATATAGATTATTTTAATACTCTAATTATAAAAACGATTGCCGAATATGTGAATTTTTTAAACACATTACCTTCTGGAAATACTGCACAAGCAACTGACATGTTCAGAAATATAATTCTAAATCCATACATAGGTGCATCTGTAAATGGACCAAGTAACCCAAGAGCATGCAAGTTGGTGGTATATAAACCAAACAATCCACAATTCGCTGTTCAAGGTAGTGTTTCAAGTAGCACCAGAACATTGAAACTTGGGTTGACCACCATTGAAAAGAATGTCTATCAAAATAATATATTAAAAGGTTCTGGTTTCCAAAGTGTTTATGCAAATGGCGGCGGTCAACCATACACTCCGTTAATTTATAAAACGAAAACACCTAAATGCGTACCAAATCCTTATTATCCATTTATGTATAGACAAGTGGATAATCCTAAAACATGTTTCAAAAAATCGAATGATTTTATGGCAAAATCAATTCAAGATCTTGGTAATTTAAGTAGTGGTCCTACAGTTGCGAATAATGGAATCAGTACAAGCTGGAGTTAGATAAATGACTTACAACTGAATACAATAGTGTAGAGAAATTTCATCAATTATTTCATTCATTACATTTTGAATAATATTATTGTCTTGTTCTATTTGTATATCGTTATCAATGTCATTAATGTCATTCATATCATTTACAATAATATCTTGCAGTGAGTTTGTATTATAATTAATATATGAACAGGGTAAAAATATATTTATTTTATCAACAAATTTATTATAAGGTATTTTATATTTTTCACACCATTGAATACATTTTATAATATTATTTTTTTTAATAGTATCTATTTTTTCGTCTCGATTTTTATTTTTGATAATATACAATATCAAATCTAATTGTTCTATTTGAGAATGCCCAAAATTAATATTCGAATCTTCTATTTTATTTAAAAAATAACAAGGAATATTGTTGGAAATAATTGACTGAATTATGGTAGAATCATCAATGTTTTGACTTTGTAAATGTAGTTTATATGATAATTCCAAATAATTATTTTGATTGAATGTATTTTTTGTCATATAATTTTTACAAATAATAATTCTTTCTCCATTGATAATATTTGCGGTATTTGCTTTTACTATATATATTTTTTCATATATATTTGTTAGTATATACAATATTTCAACAATCGGTTTATAGAATAGGGCGTTTACCTTGATAATAGATATACCATTATATTTTTGGTAATTCAGTATTTTTTGAAGACAATTTATTAGCGAGACAATATATTTATTTATACTACCATTGTTTTGCACCGTATTTAATTCAAAAAAAAGAATTTCAACCGAATGCTTATATTCGTCGTTTATATCATTGTGAGTATTATTTACATCTTCAAAAAATAAATGTGTATCTGAATAGTCTTCTCTTAATATGTTTATACAATCGATTGTTGATTTTATATTTTCACCATAGTGTATCGTAGTTATATTATTGTTGGTAAAATTTTCAAGAATATTAAAATTTATGATGACTTCCATGAATAAATAAAAAATATTATTATGATATTTTAATTTACTTACCGCAAATTTCAAACCAGGAACATTAGAAAAAATTAAGTCATACGGATTTGCAATTTTATAAATCGTCTCGTAATTAATATTTTCATTTTGTTTTTTCTGTTCTTCGATTTGTTTATTTATTACTTGTAAATAATGGTCTACAGAAATGGAAACACACGGATTCAGTTTATTTTCAGGCGTATCCGGTGTTGTTTTTATATCAATTAAAATTTTATTGTTTTTTTTTGGTAATATATAATAATTCATTGTACTTTGAGTATTGTATTATATATTATATTATATTTAAGTTAATTGTATCTTTAATCTTCTTGAATAATAAGTTTTGTTTTTTTCTTTTTTAAATTCGTTTTTTTCGTTTCTGTTATAGGGTTTGATGTTGGTTGACCTGGTAACGCCGGGGTTACAATACTGGTGAGGCTTTGTAACGCGGGGGTTACATTACTGGTCGCCGCACTTGGTAACGCCGGGGTTACGATACTGGTCGGAGCCGGTAACGCTGCGGTTCCAATATCTTCTGCCTCTGCTTCAATATCGACATCATCGTCGTCTCCTTCTATCATTAATTTGCTCGTCGTTGGTCTAACACCGGTGGCGGTTGTTGGAACCGCGGTTTTTACTTGCATATTTTCAGGAACCACCGATGTTTGAATTACATCATTCGTGTCCTCTAAAATGATTAATTTATTTAATTTTTTCACAGGCGGCTTCATCTTGGTATTTTTACTTGTTGTTGCTTTTTTACTCTTTTTACTTGTCTCTGGTTGTCTTTTACTTGATATATTAGTAACTGCCTTTTTATTTTCCTTTGAACTTTTAGATTTTGAGCTCGACTTTTCCAACGATTTGGATGACTTGCTACTGGATGACTTGCTACTTTTTGCATCTTCATCCTCATCTTCTCCTTCATTTTCTATAAATTCAATCGAAATCTTTTCAGCATTTACATGGGCTATTTTTTTATAAATAAAATACCTGTTCAAAAATGAAATCTTTTTTTCGTATGCATTCATATTTGGCGCTTCTTTGTATTCGCTCTTGACATAACGATTTCTTTTTATTTCTTCTTGCATTGAATTAAATAATTCATTAAACATTCCTGTTCCATTTGGTAATCCTTTTTCCTTCGCTTCATCACGAGTTAATAATTTAAATCCATAATTTTCCATTATTCTTTCCATATAATCGAAATTCACCAAATATTCCGAAAACATCTTATTAATCGACTCTTGGTATACATTTATCTTATACCCAAGACACGTCGAATCGTCATTAAACTCTGTCTCCGAATATTCCTTTTCCACTTCCCACACTTTAATATTTCTATCATAAATTTGAATACTTTCTCCTTCTTGCTTGTTTTTCAACATGTTAAATATTGTCTTACCATCATAACACGTTCCAATAAAATACCCACCTAATTTTGTGCATTCCGACACATTTCGAATAAAATTCTGAAAAGTTGAACGATTTTCAAAGAAATAATGTAATGCAAATTGGCACGATGAAACATTAAAACCATCTTCACCCTTTCCATATTGTCTGTATACACCTTTTCCCAGTTTTTCTTCGCTCTTCGGTCCATCTCCAAATACAGCACGAGTTATTTGTATCGCCTTGTCATTCAACATTGCTGCACCAGAACGAATATTTGCACTACTATTACCATTCACAAACAGCGCATATGGCATATTTTTCGTGGTTTTCTTATATTTTAAAAATCTTGCACAAGCACCGTCCAATTTATTTTCCAAATTATCCTTTGAAACATCAATCCCAAACACAAAAGATAAATTCGATTTGATCCATTTTGGAAAATCACCGCCTTTTCCGCAAGCATAATCGATCAATGTATTACCATTTTTAGATACTCCTGTGATTAACATCTTCTTGACATATAAATTGTGAAAATCTCTTAATCCTCTTGTTATATTTGTATCGACACCATTACGATTATAATATACATCGTCATCAACGACATCATCTTGAATATTCCGTCCAGTGCATATCATCTCTTCAGTAATAGGATTATGTATAGAATACCAATTACTATTCGCCACATGATACGCATTTCCAAAATTCTTAATACCTTGTTTTAATTCACTGGTTTTATCATATCTAACTCTCAGAGGTACCCAATTCCATAATGCTTTTTTATTCAATTCATATCGAAATTCGACGATTGTATTATCCGTAAACACTTGTCTTTCTTCTGTAAACATTTGATAAATCCCTGTTTCGTCTTTTTCAAGCATTATATTACACAACCCCGCCAACGGATCATATGGACTCGTGGGATAAAACTGTACCGGCTTGTATAATTCTTCATTATCCAAATCATTCATGCTTGGAAGTTTATCGTCTATTACATCTTGCACTGGATTCAAAAATCCGTGTTTCCTTTCATCAAAACCACATCTTAATACAATGGTCTTATACTGGTTAATCTGATTGATTGCAGTGGTATTCGTACCGTCTTGGAATATGGTAGTCATTTCGTCAGCACCATTTTCGTCTTTTTTTGTTGTAACCAAAAAGTCTATTGTATTGAATTGTGGGGGTTTCCATTTAAATGAATATTCCCAGGTTGACTTGGATAATGGTCCGGCTTTTCCGATTCGATCTGCACCAACTCCCATATTTTCAGGTGTAAATATTAAACCATCTGTATTATATTCAAATAAACCCTGTTTTTCTTTGTCTATTATTATTTTACACAAATCAAATATAGTCACTGAACTATTTGCATTCTTGTTATTTACCGACGAATAAAACTTTTTACTTTCAATTCGAATCGGCGATAACCCCAACTCTTTTTGTGTGATTTTTTCCTTTGAATTTTGACTTTGACCAGTCACAATATAATGTGGTTTAAGTTCTTTAATTAAATTTTTCAATAATGGAAGACGAAATTTGCTTTCAATATCTTCTGCAGTTCTTGGCATAAAACCATATGCACGAACATCTTTTCCTTTGATATAATATATATCAAATGCGGCATACAAGTTTATGTATTTACCGTATTTATCATGATGAACGATTTCGCCATCCAACAAGGAGTTAAAACAATCTATATTGTCGGTTTCGGCACCTGTAAACAATACCTTCATTCCAGTATTTATTAAATATATTTTACCCTTTTTTGAAATGTACATTAAATGACGCTCACCATCCGCTTTTTCTGTGACACAATAATCTTTTCGAATATTTGGAGCACTTGAAGATTGATTCAATGGAATAACATTTTGCAATTGCAATGTATACGAAGATGGACCGATAAAATCACTGGGATATATTCTTTTTTCTTCATTATAATTGTTTTCGTGTATTGTTTTCATATACTCGTGCAAAATATCGTTTTGTTCAGGATACGAAATTGGATAATTCGTTCCTTGTAATCCCATTAGAATATATTTGATCGATTTCCTGATTCCAGCCAATAATAATTCGGGTGTAGGAAATTGCGTTCCTGGACCAACCTTGCTATTAATCACTTCTAATTCAATCTCAAATATTTCTTGGTTTTCAAAAACACCTGCCTCTGCTGTAGTGTATACTGGTTTCATTCGTCGATTGACGGAATTTGAATTTTTTACAATACTCAAATCAACCATTACTGGAATATCGGGATGTTCAAAACTTACACGATTTATATAACGAAAGACCTTTTTCGATTTATCCCAACCTTCTATAATGCTTCGAATGATTGGATTTGTAAGGGCCATCTTTTCTTCGGTTTGATAAGAAACCCTAAAGTTGAAATCGTCGAAATTCACTGGAAATAAATTTTCATTGTCTTTTCGATAAAGTGTTTTATTATGAAACTCAACATTATTACCGGAATAAAATTCGGATGATAATAGTTTTTTCAAATCATTGTGTTTACAATAATCTTGAATCACTTGAAAACCCCTAATTTCGGTTCTTATTTTTTTCGATACGTCAAATCTTCCAGTTTTAGAATCCAAATATTCGTTCTGAATTCGCAACATATATTCACCTTCTTCATTTGCACATGAAAATCCAAGAGATTTAATTTTTTGAATCACATTATTGTAGTCTATTTTTGTCAACGGTTTGATTCCTCTTGTTCCAAAACGGACTTCTAATTCATGATTCATATTTATATATTTTACAAAAGGGTCATTTTCCATAAATTTTTTCACCATTTTTTCAAACTGAACTTGAGGAGTTTCATTTGTTTTTTTATAAACCTTGTTATCTTTTTTAGAAATTTCTTGTTCTAAATTTGAATTAATCATTGTTGTCATATTATATATTAACACATATTTTTTATATTATAATCAATTTTTATAAAAAATATTTATATTCAACATTATTTAACAACAATCTAAAAATCAAAAATGATGGATAAACAAATTACGGATAAACAAATTATAAAATATTCAAAACAATTTGCTCATACAATTCATTTTTGGTTTTCTTTTTATTCGCACCTCCAGGTTTCATGGTTTCTAAACCCAATTTTTCAGACAATACAACCAATTCGTCCGACGTATATGAACTAACCGATTTTAATGGCTTTTCTATGCTTTCCCATTTGAAAAATGTATTACGATAATAATCTATTTGTTCTTTACTTGCATCTTGTTCATAACAATATTTACCGTCAGACATTTCATGAACAACATATATAGGTGATTCTTCATCAAAAATCATTTCAAAACATTTGCGTTTTTGAATATATAAAATATTCAAATTACATACAACACATAACGAAATAAATGTCTTCATACTGATTCGTTCACGATTCACCAATTCATCTTCTACGTCTTCTTTAATATTTTTTATTTTTTTAGTTTTTAATTGCTGTTTGTTTTGTCTCAATAATTCAACACATTTAATTTTTTCACTTTTTTCATTTACAAAACTGGTAACATCTGGGTATTCATATGCAACAAAACCGTTTTTAATAATAAAAAAACACCAGTATAACTGGTCCTTTTGACTCGGATAAAAAAAACGCTCCTTATCTTTTTTCATTTTCTTTTCATCCTTTTGTTGTATTGTTTCATCACAAGTCATTATTTTATTTTTTTGCTTTTTATTTTCACGAAACTTCAAAGAATTCACAAGTAATTTACTATTCAACATATAATCTTGTAAATTTTTTATCACATGATTATAAATTTCACTATTTTGGGGCTGAGTTCTGTTCTGAGCTTGGGTGTGATAATTATTATTACGCCCATTGTTACGCCCCGCGTTTTGTGACGCATTATGATTTGCATATGGTCTTTTATATTGTGATTTATTATACATATTTGTTATTATTCTTACTATTTATATCTTTATTATCTTTTAAAAAATATATATTTTTAAACTCCTCTTTTTGCACTTCGATTTCATTTAAATTGGATTCTTGAGTATTTACATAACTGATGTATGTTTTTAATTTTTCAATAACATCTTGTTTCAAATCCGACATATTCACCAATACACCATATTTATTTTCATTCAAAATAATTTCCTTATAACTATTTAATATTCGCAACACCTCTATTTGATTAAACTTTGGCATGGACTCTATTTTTTCACGAATACTATTTAATTCTTGAACATTTATAGGTTGTTCGTCATTGTCATTATCATTCTGATTTTCTATATCATCATCATTCTCAAATTCATTCTCATTTGGTAAAATATGATCATTATTTTGAGAAATCAACATATAACTGTTTTGTGAATCCATCATATTGTCTTCTACACAAAAAAAATCTGTCATTTTCGTATTATAACTAATATAAAAGAATTTGTTTAAATCTTTTTTAAAAATTTATAATACTGTAATAAATATGAAATAATAGGAATAAAAACAGAATAATAACACCATATAGTACCCACGTATTTTTGAGAGTATAAGAAAAGACTTGATACATAAGTTATAATGGCAACGAAGGCTGAAATTAATCCAATCTTATAATTTGTAAATCCATATATAAACATTCCACATATCACAAATAAATAAATAAAATACATAATTATTTTATATTTCATTAGGTTCCAATTCCATAATAGATGATTATCCTTACCTTTTATTGTGCATTGTAATTTTTTATTGGTTACAAAAGGTATGGAATATGGAATAACCACACACAAATATAATAACATTAAACCGACAATTATATTTTTATGTATTGGATTGAATAATAAAATGAGGATTCCTAAAACTATGGGTTGACTATGATTCAAAAACATTCCCAATAATGAAATCATTCGATTATAATCATCGCATATTTGGTGTCTCCAAAGAAGATAATCAATGATTTGCATGAAACTTATATAGATGAAATAATAACCAACTATTTTATTATTGATGCTATTCAAAGATATTAATAATATTGAACCGATGATACCAAAGAAAAAAGAAACTATACTTGCTCTTTCTGAAAAACACATGTCTTTATCTTATAATACAACTATATAATTATTTTTAGTCTTTGTAATTTTATCGTGAAAGGAAATATGTATATAACTATAATTCATATTGATTTAAACATATTTTATGTATATGATTATTATTGATATTTATGACTTTACCATTATATCTTAGCCGTGCGTTTAATCTTTGTGTTGCGAGTTGGGGGAGTTTGGGATTTTACCGCGGAATTCATGATTATGATTACGAAAATAAAATAAAAACGGAATCATATAAAAAAGATATGAAATATTATGAATACAAAAAGGAACAATATAAAAAAGATAAAATAAAATATCCCGGTATTGATTTGTATGAACCCAAAGCACCATTGGAACCGAATTATTTTTATTTAACCAGTTTTTCTCATGGAATTTTTGGTTCATTTTTATATGTTTGTCCAATTAGTATGCCGATTTGTTTTGTAAAAGAACTTTATAGAATAGAAATAAATTTACGCAGTGTAGATAATGAAAAAAATACAGCATTTTATAATAAATTAATTTTTTAGTTATATAGTTACTTATTTATGTATTTACCGATTTATGTATTTACCTATTTATAAATGATGTCATCTCCTAAAAATTCCATCACATTTATGACAACAAACAATTTAGTTAAATTCTCCAATATTTTATTGTTGCGATTTTCAACGGAAAGCTCGTCATAATTCTTTTTCAAACAAATCGCCTCTTTAAAATTGGCAACATCTCTTTGTTGTTCTCTGAAATGGTATATAAATTCAATTTGTTCACAGGTTAAATCGTGTTGAAACCCGGGTTTGTTCAACAAGAGTACCAAACTTTTCTTGGTTTGAAACGAGAACTTGGTAAAATCTATTCTCAATATGGAATCTGAATATAATTCATTTATAAATAAATAATTTAAAGACAATGGTAGTTCTGGTAGACGTACAATTTCATTGTTCATCATTGTTAATAATTGCAACTTTTCTGGAAGTTTGGGTATTTTTCTTAATTTATTGTTATAAATACATAATCGTTGTAAATTATGGGGAAGCGGTTCTTCAAATTCTTGTATTTTATTATTCTGACAACTTAATGATTTCAAATTTGGAAATTCTCTTAAAGAAAGTTTACCCTTCAATCTATTGTTTCCAATATACAATTCAATTGTATCGTTTTTGATATCTTTACTCATGGCTGATACTTGATTTTCAAAATCCGCATTTGTCATACCCAGACCACCTAATCGAATATATTGCGGGTCGTTTATTACGATATTTTCATTATTGTTTTCACTATGATTACTCATTCTATTTTATTTTATTTTATTATATTTCACAAAATAAAATAAAAAATAGTTTTCAATTTTTATTTTCGAACTACTTCATATTGATTAATCTTCAATCACCAATTTGGGTTTTTTCATGGTGTATTCTTTTTTTTGATCAACAACTTCACCGATGATTGATACATATTTATCGTTTAATTCAAATCTTTGCCCAATGACACGACAAATAAATTTATCATTATCCTTAATACTTGTAAAACTTTTATTCATATTATTATGATCCCGCATTATAAATACTACAATTGGCGATGGAGATTCTTCATCACTTTCAGCACGAATACCTGCTTTGGTAATATTTCTTGCAACACAAGGAATCAACATTCCTTCAACTGGACAACATATATAACATTCAAATACCACTTCAAACTTAATATTTGTTCCTTGAACTAAACCACTCGAAAAGGTAACTATTTTACAAGAATCGGGTTTCACATATCCTTCTACAATACATTTACCTTCAAAATTAATTGCAATACATTTTTCAATTGTTTCTTTTATATTTTGTCCGATAGAAACAATTGGTAACACAACACTTCTCGTAATTAATGAACGACCATATATAGTACTATATTTGATTTCCTTTTTTCTGAAAACCCTTTTCACTGGTTCTGTCGGTTTTTTTTGTTGAATTACGGATGTTTGTGTTTGTGGTTGTGCAACTGATTCCATGAATATATTATATCTTAACACTATTTTTTTAATTAATTTTCAATTTTAATTTTATATGCTTACTTTTATATAATTTTTATATAATTTTGTATTATGCATGATTTATATATGAATTATATATGAATTATATATGATTTATATATGAATTATACGTCTATTACTTTAGTGGAATCATTATATTTGTACTACATGTATTTTTTATTCAAAACCGAATATTGTTTCAATAATGCTTTACTGGATAACCAAATCCAAAAAATTGGTCCTTTTTTTGTCCATAATACGGGAACTCTGGAAAATAAAATTTGTCCTTTTGGAAAATTTATGGCCATCATTGCCATCATATTAGCATGGATTCGATTACTTGTGTTGGATAATCCAAAAGTCATCCAATATAGTCTTCTCTTTGGTTCGATTTGTGCATTTTTAGCATTTTTGATGAATACAAACGCGTTTTTGTATATTATTCCCCTGATTATAAATGAACTTTATATTGTTTATTCACTGTATACAAAAAATAGGACAACCAGCCAAACTGCAAGTGAAAATAGTAAAGAAAGCATGGATTTATAATTTATACATTTTGGCGTATTCCAGAGGTAAAAACCAAACCTTACCGTCTTTTTTATCCTTATTATACTTTCGAAACAACATTTCCTGCAATGAACACAACTCGCCTTGCACAATACCTCTGGTATTTTCCTTGTTGTACTTTTCAAAACCAAACAAATCATTTAATACTTTTATCTTTTTGTCTTTGCCTGCATCATCACAACGAGCCCCCACATTTCGTTTCAAACCGGTATATTTATATTTAAATACCAAATATTTATTTTTATTTTCATAATCAATAAATCCAAGTAGATTATTAAAATTCATAGGATTCGCACCTTTTATGCTTTCATATTTGTTCTCAATTTCATAGACATCTTCCGGTTCTCCTTCCACCCATTTTTTATTTTTATAAATAAATACGTGTTTTCGACTACTCGAATATAAAATAACCGCAGTCAGTCTTTTTGTTTCTATAATTGTAGTGTCCAAATATTTTTTAATCATGGTTTCAAAATCATCCATTACTTCTGAATTTATCGAATAAATAATATTCAATAACTCTACCTTATCATGAAATACAAGCATGTCTACAATATGTTCCACCAACAATTGCAATGCGGTCGGTTCATCCAATATATTTTCAGAAATCATCTTCTTAAACGTAATTCCACAATGTTTATACCAATTATCTTCACCTCTGCCTAATTTTTCGTATTCACTTTTTAATACATCTACAGTTGTTTGATAATTTCTCTTCATCTCACCCATTAATTTATTTTCGTCCAATATATTCTCCAAATTAATATGATGAATTTTTTGTTTGATTCTATGTTCTTCTTCTACAGGAGGTTTCACATCAAATATAATCTTAGAATGTTTAAAATCAATCGGTACTTCTCTTTCAAAAATAGAAATGTGCTCATTTTTTAACTCGCTTGGTTGAAATAAATAATACTCGCCTATATTTATTAAATAACCGCTCCGACCATATCTATCTGTGATGAGTTCTCTTTCTTCTATCATCTGTGTTAACGCAGTATAAATTTGAACAATCGGATAAGGTTTTGGAACATTGATTCGTCTAATCAAATCCTTCTTTTTATAGAAAAACTTTTCTCTCATCAACATTTTTATTTTTTGAATTATCTTGTCAGAATTCACAATAATAAAATTCTCATTATAAGAATTCATATTTATGTTTATTTTTTCTGCAGTCGGATAACATTTGTAATCACAAGTCTCCATATAATCGCATTCTGCTGAATATGGAAGATCCCCCACATGAAATTTATCCAATTCTCTTCCATTAGGTAAGATTTGTTTTATTTCACGATTTTCTTCTATTTTTAGAAAATTCTCCCGTGTAAAATTCGTTTGATCGTGGTTAATAATACAATCAACCGCCGTTTCTTTTAATACACGTGTCACTTTACCCATGGTGATTGCTTTTGACTCAGCAACACGATATACATATAAATCCGCAGATTCTTCTTCCTCATCTTCCAATATAGTTCCATACATGAATATTTCCACATTTCTCTTTTCAAATTCTAAATCCTTGTGACTCGAATTACGAACTGCTCTACCTATAATTTGTTCTATTCTATTTATATTGTACCATGGATCCATAATATGAACTTGTCTAATGCACTTGAAATCTATACCTTCCGACCCGGCTCGGGATATCAATACAACTTTAATCCTATCGCCATTTATATTTTCTATACTTGTAAGTGCCTTTACTTCAAAATCATTATCCGGCGAAAATCTCGGATCGCCTGTTATCATCGAATATCTGGCCGGTTGAAAATCTTCGCCTGAACGAGGTTTCATTGTTCTCGAATCTATTAACGGTGATGGACGATTTTTAAATAAAGATTTTGTGTTTTTTCCGAATCGCGAAAAACCCAATTCTTCTAATGCTAATGCAACTGGCACAAGTGCACCATCCAACATGGACGAATATATTAAAATAATACCCTCTGACGTCATTATCTCGTTACATATATTTTTTATTTTAGAACTATACTTACCTATATGCTCAGCTGAAAAAATGGCACCATGGTTTTTTAATATGTGTGGTTTATATTCAAAGGAACCTTTTTCAGGCGGATTTTTACTGTCTATAAAATTCATCACTCTTTTTAATCCATTACCACCTGTGATTTCTGTTGTATTTATATTTATTTCTCTATTGGACGATGATGAATTTGAACCGGATGACGAAGACGACTTTGAACTCGACGACGACAATGATGAAGACGACTGTTCTTCCGATGAAGATTCGCCGCCTATTTTAACATCTTCAGCCGAAGAAGAAGAATCCCCCGTATCACTTGAACTGCTTTCTTCCTCACTTTTTTCAACAGGTTTATACATTGTTTTTGATTCTTCTGGTTCATCCGACGATGCCTCTACATATTCCACTTCAGACGAATTTACTGTTTCAGAAGACCGTTTTTCCATATCCTTTATTCTTTTGATTTCTTCCAATGGAGGACTCGTCGTATTTTCACTACTAATCAATGAATAATCTCGTATTTTCAAAATATTTTTACTTGCTTCTTCCAATCCATCAAGAGGATACGTCATGTTTAATGTTTCCAATGGTAACATTAATAAGGTATAACCAAATGAATCCATTTCTGTAAAATTGGGCATATCCTTTACTACACCTTGTTTTGTCGTGATTGTTATATTTTTATAACGCAACTGATTAATTACATATTTATATGCATACGATTGGTATGAACCTATTTTTGTTAAATATAAATCCAAAAACTTCATTGCATCATCTTGTTTTATTTCCTTACCATTCATCTGATATTTTGGATATTTTAACGCATCGATTTTCATGTCACTTTTGCTTTTAAATGAATGTTTTGGCGAAAATATAGACGGATAAATTCGATAAGGAAATGTATATGGATTATTTCCTCTTACAAAAGAAACGTATCCGGTTGACTTTCTTATCAACAATTCTTTTCCGATTTCTTCACCGGATTCATTCTTTAAAAAATCCCCATTTGCATCAAAAATATCGCCGACCCTGACAATTGGACGACGATCATTGATATTTATTAGGTTCAACAACCATACAATCTCCTTGTAATTGTTATACATGGGAGTCGCCGACAACAGCAATAATCTCATATTTTCAGCCGATTTGACCAATTGTAGTAATTTATCTGCGACTCTTTTATGATCACTATCCGCTGATACACGTATATTATGTATCTCATCTATTATGATTAACCGGTAATCGAATTCGTTTCGCAAATTACGTATCCTCTTTTTTTCAAGGTCTCGTTCGCTTTTATGATCATTTACTTGTTGCACTCTTTCAATATAATTCGCAAATTGATCATAACCCAAAAACAAATACGAAGTATGAATTAATGTTTTAATCTGACTGATTACGCGTTCTTTTGTTAATCCCTTCATATTCATTGGATTTATCTCCTTCAACAATTTGTTACCTGTACAAGAACGTATATTCCATATTCCATCCACTAATTTTAGTTTTCTCTCATCAAACAACTGCAACTTGAAATTGTCCTGAACGTTTGGCGACGCAACGATTATAATTTTTTTTGTTATTCCCATTTGTTTTATATAATCTCGCATTTCTTCCGATACACCAATCGCCGTGCAAGTTTTTCCGGTTCCTAAACCATGATACAATAATAAACTATTATATGGCGTCTGGAACGACATGAAATTTTTTATGAATATTTGATGAGGTGCTAATTCAAAATCCGCCTTGTTTAATATTTCGGCGTGTTTTTTGATGTCGTATATTTCACCGTCGTATTTATTATCATTAAATTCTTTTTTTTCAGCTATTTTGATTATAAATTTGGGATCATTCAAATCAGGATATAAATTATCGTGTTCATTTTCATGTGCTTCAAAATCCTTCCTTTCCATTAATTCTTTTTTCAACATAAAAGTATTACACTCTTTTGAATATAAATCGTTACTGCATTTTTCTAAATATTCGTTTTTTAAATTAAAATTTACTGTTGGTTCTATCATAATAGACGAAGAAGCTCCGGAAGAAGACGCGTCGGATGAAGAAGAGGATTCTGCGGATGAGGAAGAAGACGCACCGGAAGAAGAAGAAGACTCACCGGAAGAAGAAGAAGACGCTTCGGATGAGGAGGAAGACGCGCCGGAAGAAGAAGACTCACCGGACGGCGAAGAATTATTCTCCTCGACTCGTGTATTTATTATTTGTGTTTTAATCATATCTTATATACTATGAATATAATCTATATTCTAGTAATACTTTATTTATATTTGATATTAATTGTTTTTTTTCTAAATTATACGGTCTAATACATTCTAAACATTCATCTATCGTCTTCCATTCCAATTTACTTACCTCTGACCTCTGAAAATTTTCAAGAGAAGTATGTTCAACCGGTTCATTCATATACGCCAAATAATATTTATGTTTATAACATTTATGATTTGAACCTATAAATGTTTCTTCAAATGGTAACAAATTTTCGATAACATTTACACTTTTTTTCAAATATCCGGTTTCTTCTTCAAATTCTCGCAAAGCACAATCTAAATCTTTTTCCTGGAAATTTCTACGACCTTTAGGAAATTCCCATTCTGTTTCTGGCCAATTTGTATTACTATTTTCAACTATATCACTAAGATAAACCTTTTTATCATTCACCATTATACCATTTTTTAATATCTCAAATTTTTTCATTGATGCATTTTCCTCACTTTTATATTGATTTTTATTTGCCTCACCCCACATTAATTTCCACAAATTTTCAAACGTTTCATTCACAATTCGATCCTTTTCGGTTTTTGACATTTCATTTATAATTTGCTGTATTTGATCCAGGTTATAACAAACATATTTACCTCTAATAAAATCGATATATCCGAAACTATCTTTTCTACGTATCATTAAAAACTGTAACCCCTTATCACTATGTCTAAATACAATTATACCATAACTCGTAATCGGCAATTTACACTGATGAAACAAATGACCTGGTTTCCCACAATTATTACATAAATTATTCATATTTTATTAATATTATTATTATTATTAATTATATGTTTAAACAATTATCTTATTATATTAATTTAGATTAATTATAATGGTATTAGATCCAAAAGTATGGGGACCTCATTATTGGTTCTTTCTTCATACAATAGCAATGTCTTACCCCCTGAGACCAAATACTATTACAAAAAAGAAATATTACGAATTTATACAAAATATTCCACTTTTTATACCCGTAGAATCTATTGCAGGGGATTTTAGTAAATTACTCGACCAATACCCGATTACTCCATATTTAGACAGTCGTGACGCGTTTATTCGTTGGATGTGGTTCATACACAACAAAATCAACGAAAAACTGGAGAAAAATAAAATTTCTTTAAATCGTTTTTATGAATTATATTATGAAGAATATAAACCCAAAGATATCAAAAACCGGGAGTTCAATCGATTAAAGAATAAACTCATATATCTGGCGATACTTGTTTTTTTTATCGGCATGATTATTTATTTATACAATAAATAATTTTATTATATCTTATTTATATAACAGTAAATAATTATTAATAATGATAATAATGATGAAAAATAAAAAAAATAAATATTCTTTTGAGAGAAGAGAGAAATACATGAAAAGTAGGAAAAACAAGAAAAGATCTACCAAAAGATTTAGCATTAAAAAACAAAATGGCGGAAAGGTCCTCAATTCTGGCGGGTACGGTTGTATTTTTGACCCGCCATTAAAATGTTTACATTCTGATATCAAAACGATTGATTTCGCCGGGGATAAAGATGAAATCACCAAATTAATGTTGAAAGAATATACGATACGTGAATACAAAGAAATTAAAAAATATCATGATTTATTGAAAAATATTCCTAATTATAGCAACTATTTTTTAGTAAATGATTTTTCTATATGTCGACCAGATAAATTAAATGCTGAAGATTTGTCTAATTTTAATCAAAAATGTAACGCTCTAACAAAAAAAAATTACAACAAAAATAATATAAATGATAAACTAAAAGATCTACTCGGCATTAATATGCCACACGGCGGGATTACGTTGGAAGAATTTATTTATGACAACAATTTCGATATTAAAAAAATGAAGAGTTTAAATAATAAATTAATACAATTACTTGAAAAAGGGATTATCCCAATGAACAATCATCATATTTACCACTGTGATATCAAAGACTCTAATATTTTAATAAGCGACGACGAAAATTATGTCAGATTAATCGACTGGGGATTATCTTCCACATATAATAACGAAAATGAAATACCTTCTCCATTTGATCAACGACCATTTCAATACAATCTTCCATTTTCCTGTATTTTATTAACCGATCGATTTATTAAATCGTGTGATTCATTTTTGGAAAAAAACCCGAATCCTGAACCGGCTGATATTCGTTCATTCGTTATGAATTATACATTGCATTATATTAAAACAAAAGAACCCAAACATCTCATTATCATAAATAATACTTTTGAAATTTTGTTCAAACACGAATTAATTAATATTGATCATAATTATTCAAAAGACATTGTCGAATTTAATTACACATATGAAAGCATTTTTGACTATTTATCAAAAATATTAAACAAATACATCAAGAATGGAAAATTCAACGTAATGGATTATTTCAAACAAGTATACATTAAGAACGTTGATATATGGGGGTTTGTATCAGTTTACAACATGTTTATTGAATTTATACATAACGCGAATAAATCCAAACACTATGGAAAAAATCAATTACGATTAATTGAAAATATTCGAGAAGCGTATTTGTTATTATTGCATTATGCAGATGAACCTATAAATGTGAATAAATTGGTTCATATTTTAGAAAAAAACAATGAACTATTCAACGAATCTTTGCTACGAGAATTCAAACGTAGAAAGAAAATAAAAAGTATATTCAACTTTTTTAATAATAGTATAACTAAAATAAGCAGTATTTCTCGGCATTCTCTAAATAAAAGTAAGTCACAATCATCTGCAGGAAGACGTAGCAACAAAAATACAACAAAAAAAATAAAAATAAGTTGAATGATCAACAATATTGAATAGAATATTGAATGATTCTTTTTGGCACTTTACTATTTTTATTTTTTATATAGATTATATAAGAAGTATAGAATGAGATTTGAATTATTAGTATTAGGAATTACGGTATTCCTCATTTTTAATACGTATCACAATGGAAAATATACAAAACTTCTATTGTCATACAAAAAATATTATACAATGGCCTTTATCGCATTGTTAGGCATTTCTTTTTATTTACTGGTCAAACGAAACCCGGCAAAATGTAAAAACATGCTTTTATATGCCAATAATATGGTGAAATATATGCCGATTGATAAATCTTCAATGGATATGTTATCTCCGATTATTGATTTTACAAATATACAAAATGATGACAATGGTGGTCCTTGGGGCGGTTCTTTTATGGGAAACTTGAATCAACAATTAAACCCTTATGAAAAGAAAATTCTTTCTTCTGGAGGCACGACTACCGCCCCTGTTACTGGAGGTGCACCAAAAGCGACAAAACGTTCCGTAAGTGAAACCAAGAAAAAATATGTAGCATCCTTGCAAAATTGGAAATGTGGTAAATGTAATAAACAACTGACTGCTTGGTTTGAAGTAGATCATGTTGTTCGACTTGAACACGGTGGCAGTAATGAAGTTCAGAATTTAATTGCATTATGTAGGGACTGTCATGGACAAAAAACCGCTATGGAAAATATGTAATTAATCACTATTATCATGATATTCTTCTATATTATTATTGTTGAATAAATTTCCAATAACATACAACGTTACAAATACTGACATGTATATTAATGCATTTGCTATAAAATCGTCCATATAATATAAAATGTATATATCGCTTTATATTTTTTATATTTTTTATATTTTTTATATTTTTTATATTTTTTATATTTTTTTATATATATTTTTATATATTAATATTATATACTACAATTATATGGCTTCTAATAAAGTTGATTCTGTTACTGTTACTATTATTGTTTTATCTATTGTAACTATAATTATGATTGCCGCAGTAATTTATTTAATATTTTATTATGATTTTAAAAACTTAAATACTACTGGAACAATGGATAGTATTTTCACCTTTTTTGAAAAATTATTTGGAACAACAACATCAGATAAAACATCTTCTTCTTTTTTTAAAACTTTATCTGAATTTTTTTCTAACATTTCCAATTTTTTTTCAAGTATATTTTATTCAATTAAAGATTCTTTAGAGCCATTTTCCAAGTACTTGTATGATAATCAAAAATTATTTATGCTAATATTTGGTGGTTTAATCGCATTGGTATTGATCATTTTATACATTGTTGTATGTCTTACGAATCCAACTTTATTTACCACTATCACTACGGTTATTATATCATTGGTGTCCATTGCAATTTTCATATATTTAATATATGCATTCTATAATGTAAGAAAAGAGAATCCAGAATATATCGATTCTTTTTTTGAAACAATATCCAACTTTTTTGGCCAATACAATAAAATAATAACACTATCTTTTGTTTTGATGGTGATTTTCATATTTGTAATGATTGCAACATATGGCAAAATGAATAATTTAAAATCAGGATGGATGTTAATTTTCGTTTTTTTATTTTCTATTTTATCCTTGGGTTTATTTTTCTCATTTTCAGAATTATTTAATTCTACTGTTTTAAATTTTAAATCACTCGTTTTAATCATTTTTATCTGTGTAATGATTCAGTTATTTACATATTATTCTAATTCGAATAGTGTTTTAAAAAAACACGCTCACTTTATGTTTCCTCTCATTTTAATATTCGGTGTTTTCATCTTTTTTTTAAATATTTTTACAGGTATATCCTATAATGAATTAACCACTAAATATTTCTATCAAACGGGTCGATATCTTGAAGGTAAAAAAATAAATGCCTCTGTTATATACATATCATTGTGTATATTTTTGTTTTTATTATTTAGTTCAAACATGACCAACTATGCAATGGACTACTATAAAAAAAATTATGGATTTTCTATGAAAGTAGATTATTCAATCGTTATTATTTATACTTCATTGTTTTTAGTTTTTGGATTTTTATATTTGCTTTCTCTCTTGTTTGATTCTGAAATATCAAGCTTAAACAATAATATAAAAAATATATTCTTATATGTTACGTTTATCGTGCTTTTTATATTATGTTTAACTTGGTTTATTTCCATATTTTCAAAAACGAATCTGGGGTTTTTCAATTTTATTACAAATTTTATTGTTTTTATGATGGTCTTGTCATTGATTTTTAAAATAGTCATTTCCACTGATCTTTATAAGAAAAATCCTTATGTAAAACTTCTGGTTCACAGCATCTTTTATATTCCTTGTCTTTTCTCAGGTATTTTTGAGACCATATATAACGTTATTTATAAAGTATTTTCATTCTTGTTCAGTTTTATTTATAAAATATTTGCATTCTTGTATTATTTAATAATAACCGGATTCAACTTTACAAAAGCAATGAAATTGAGTTTCCCTTCCTTCGGCTCTTCTTCCGGGACTCCAAAACCAGGAGTTACTCCAAAACCAGGAGTTACTCCAAGAGAACCAACTGATAATACTGGATACACTTGGACATTGGTAGGAATTGTATTACTTTACTTTGTATATTATATTGTTTATCCGTATGTTAAAAATAAATCCGAAATACAAAATGGTAAATTACTTGTAAATAATCCAATTGAACTCAATAAACAAACTATTCTTGCGTCGTATCAAACATTAAATGGTTCTGAAAAATTAGATTATAAATATGGAATCTATTTTTGGGTTTACCTGAATTCGGAAAGTCCAAGTGTAAATGCTTCAAGTGATAAATTTACCAGTATTCTCCGTTTTGGCAATGTATTTAATGTGCAATATAATGTGATTCTTAATAAATTAAGAGTTGTTATGCAAGATAATGGAGTACCTGATAATATTTTAGACGAAAATGGTGATGTCATATTATACGAACAATCTGATATTTTACTACAAAAATGGAACAACATTTACATTAAATATGATGGAGGAACTTTAGATATTTTTTACAATACTGAATTGGTTAAATCGGTGATTCAAGTTGTTCCAAATATGGAATATGATAATTTAATTGCTGGTACCAATTACGGAATATATGGAAAAATTTGCAACATTAATTATTTCAAAGAACCACTGTCTTACGAAAAATTATACTATATGTATTATTTAGTTAAAGATAAAGAACCACCTATCGTATCCAATCTGAATAAAACGGTTTTGGAAATTTCTGAATACACCATCAAACCATTGTCTTCATTTGATATCAGCACAGGTGAACAAACTGATTATGACGCTCCAATTGACGACATGTCTAATGAAGAGGAAACAAATCCAAATCTAACATCACGTAATAAACCTGATTATTTATCATTAAAATGGTATTTCAGTGCGACGGATGATAACCAAAACGTATAATCCTATAATCGTCTCTTCTTGTAGTAATTTAGAATAATGATAAGGATATTTATATTTAGAATTTTTTGGATTTTTTCAGAATTTTATATTGGACATAAAATAAGCCCAATATAAAATAAAAATCTATTTATTATATATATTATGGATTTCAAGTTTATTCTTTTTATCATTGCAATATTAGTTATTTTATATCTTGTGGTTTACTATATAAATTCAGGTTACTCTGTAACAACCAGTTTAACATCTGGTACACAAATGCAAACTATTTCCGCAAGTTCATTGACAAATAATACTGCCGGCTTAAATTCAAGTAATTTTACATATTCTATATGGTTCTATATTGATGATTGGAACTACAAAAGTGGATCTCCAAAAGTTTTGTTTGGAAGAAATGGATCAATGTCGACGAGTAATGGTTCTACGGGTTCCACTGGTTCTACTGGTTCTACTGGTTCTACTGGTTCCTCTGGTACAACAAGCGCCACAAATCCTTGTCCAGTAGTCACTTTTGGAGCAATTGAAAATAATTTATCCGTTTCTCTGACAGTAAAATCAACAGATGGAACAAATGGAACACATAGTTGTTTTGTATCAAATATCCCTATACAATCATGGTGCAATTTATTAATAAGTGTATACAGTAGAACTCTTGATATTTACTTGGATGGTAAATTAGTGAATACTTGTGTCTTACCGAATATTGCGGTCGTCGATAAAAACGCAGATGTTTTTATTACTCCTAACGGAGGTTTCTCAGGATGGACATCTAAATTTACTTATTCACCAAAAGCAACCGACCCGCAATCCGCATGGAATATTTACAAACAAGGCTACGGTGAAAGTTTATTAAACAATATGTTCGGTACAACATTCAAAATTAAGTTTTCTACAGTTGATTCAAGTGGAACTGAAACAAGTAGTTACACTATCTAATTTGGAGTATGAGTTTGGGGTAGAAGTAAAGTTACTTTAGTGAATACATTTGCGTACGACTAAAATCATATTTACACTGCAAATTCGTTACAAAAATGAGAATTCAATTATACAAGAGTCAATCGTAGAAATAGACGAGCATTTATAAAAATAAAATTATTATTAAAAATTAAATTCAATTTAGTAATAATTGCTTTTTCTTGTATTATATTATATATAGGAATACATGGATTATAATAGTAGCAGTAGTAATAATAATAGTGGTATTTTTAGTTCATCCGGAAGAGGAAGTGGCATTAAAGATTTTTTAAACTCCAATAGTTTAATTGCTCGCTTTTCCTTTTTTCTTTTGATTCTCTTTGTTTTTATAATTATTTTAAATGTTTTAGTTCGATTATTATCAAAAATTCTCAGCAGAATACACAACACTCCTAAATTAGTAGATGGGTTAATTGAAGCAAGTTCAAATTCGATTATTATTCCACAAGACCCGTCTTCAAATGGAGCAATCACCATCAACCGATCAGTAAACGGACCAAATGGTGTCGAATTTACTTGGTCTGTATGGTTTTTTATAAATAGTTTAGCACAACCAAATAATAAACGGTATCAACATATTTTTAGCAAAGGTAACAACCCTAATATAGGAGAAAATGGTTTATATTACCCCAATAACGCACCTGGTATGTATCTCTATCCCGACACAAACAATTTATTAATTATAATGAATACGTATGAAAAGATTAATGAAGAAATCACTATTAAAGATATACCCATTAATAAATGGGTCAATGTCATTCTTCGTTGTAGAAACAAAACTTTAGATGTTTATATTAATGGAACAATTACTAAAAGTGTAAATCTTTCTGGTGTGCCTAAACAAAATTACGGAGATATTTTTGTGGCAATGAACGGTGGTTTTAATGGCTATCTTTCAGATTTGCGTTACTATGATTACGCATTAGGATTAACTGAAATTACCACATTATCCAGTGCGGGGGCGAACCTGAAGGTAAGTAGTCAAAACACAGCATCTTTATTATTAGGTAATCCTGATTATCTCTCATTAAGATGGTATTTCTATGGTTCAAATGGAAAAACATAATCCTTTTGCAATTTGCAATTGTAATTCATAATTAACTTGGGATTGTCAAGTCAATTATGAATTTTCAAAAAGTTCTCCGTTTTTATAATAACGATAAGTCGCTCTATATCCTGACGTATTTGTTTTACTGAATATTTCAACTCTATGATTTGGGTACTGTATTGATTGGTTGATAGCTTCTTCCTTGGATAAAAATACAATCATATCTTCCCATTCACTTCCGCTTTCACCAAGTAACAAATAAACAAATTCCATTTATCTATAATATACAAGTAAGTAAACTTTTATATTATATCGCCATAATATAATATAAGAAATCAAATGTCATGTTTAGGAAAAGATTATAATCCAATGCCCACAAGAGAATGGTATCGTTTTCAAAATCGTTGTGCATATGACACGACTCCTATTAATGAAACAATCGTATATGTTCCATTATTAAAGGACTATGTTCCATCACGCCAACTTGCATACGAACTTGCTGTTTTAAAAAAAGGCAATATTCTTCAATACAAGAAAAACAGCTCAAATTTAACAAAAAATCAACGTTACTCGCAAATCGCACAAGGAGCGTGGACCAATCGCACTACCACTTGGGCGACCCAAACGGACAGTTACACAAATCCAAATATTAAAAGTTTGAAGCGTGTCAATTATACAATTCTTCCCATCAATCCAATCTCAGGACAAAATACGAATACAGTGGTTTCTTCCACTGCTGACGGCTTATTTTGTCCAACCGAAACCGTCGCTTTAAATGGTTTTGTACCAACTAACAATAGCAGCGGGAGCAATGAGAATCCTACAATGCCACCAATTAATCCCGCACCTCCCTCAATCAATCCGATTATTCCTTCTATTGTCGCAACTCCAACTGTAGCTGAAATAGTCATTCCTGATGGCGGTAATTTATTGTGTAACGTTATTGCAAATAGTTGCACGGGTGAAGTATATAAAATTACAAGTGGAAAACAATGTAATCCCTTATCGGCTTCCGATGTACCTGGACCAACGACAGAAGCATTTTGTTATAACAGTTCATTGCCGACTTATTATCCCCGAACGAGAAACACTTACGCATCCGCCGGAAGTAAATGGCCTACTGGTGCGAAACTTATTTTTCCCGCTTAAATTTACATTCTCAAATTCGGGTTTACGCATATTGCTTGGGTTGGAAAAATGTCGCCTGACATACAAGTGTCATTATCGCCTACATCAATACAACTTCTAAATCCCCTATCTTCTCCAATATAACACCATCCGGACTTACTTGCGGATTTGCTCATTTGTATGGTGCTATATGAATCATCTGCAATATATTGGGGCTGGTCACTTGAACTACTATAATAATTGTCATATTGACCTCCATTCAACGAATTGTTCAATAACTCTTGCTCATTTCTCTTACCACCGGTGAAGCCTTCTCTATTTCTTATTGGCGGATTTTGAACTTGGGTGCCGGGAATGCTACTTATTACCGCTGGATTTTGTTCATTTCCACCTTGGGTCATTTTTTGTCCATTTACACTTCCAGTTTGCTGGGCATACTGTTGTCTTTGGGCTTGCTCTTGTTGTTGGGCTTTTTGTTTTTTCTGTTGATAAACATCTTTACCATCTGAACCAGGTGGCTCAAAAAAATCACTACCAGGATTCAATTGGGGTTTTCTCGAGCCACCAGTTTTCGTAAATGTGGATTCTTTTCCTGGAGGACCCTTTTCATCATTTTCGGGTGATTCGTCATGACCATCATATTGCGGTTGTTGAGATTGAGATTCAGATTGAGAACTTTCATTTTTGGCATTTTCAATCAAATCTTTAATTTTATTATACATGTGCTCAAAAATGTTCTTTCCACTATCTTTATTTTCTAAATATGACGAAATACTAAATCCTATAAATATCAAAATCATGGCAATCAATATAAATCGAATCCAACCAAAGATTCCGGAACCACTTCCTGAATCATTCTGAGTTGTCTGCGAATTTTGAAATAAACCACTCGATAATGATGATGTTTTTGTTCCTAAAGTATTTTTATCTAAAACATTAGAAATCGAATTTGTTATAGTCGGAGTTCTAACTGAATTATTCATTGTATTCATTATAATAAAAATAAATATATTAAATTTTTATTATATACACAACAATTTACTTAAATGTCATTAAATATAAAAACTGATTTACATCCGCCAATATTTCGTCCCTTATATTATACAAATCACTATTCGTCATTTCATTCGAAGAACCTAAATTCAAATTCACTAAAAAACTTTTAAACTCTTCCATTTCTCTCTTAAACTCATTCTCATTTTTAAAATCTTTTAATGAAATGTTTTTAATATGTTCTAAATTTACGCGATTGCCGCATTTTCCCAAAAGAACCTCCACAAATTTATCCACATTATCGCCTACTTTTGAATGCAAATCATCCGTGGCCTTATGTTCCGCATAACTATGTGTCTTCCAATGGTACAACTTGATGGTATTCAAGACTTCCAAGAATTTTATCACGATTCCCTCCTCGAATTTTAGATTTTTACAAAAACTTTTCCTTGATGTCGTTTTTTTTCCACGATTTCGTCGTGTTCTTCCCATATTATTATTCTATATTTTATTCTATGTGTTGTCGCCATATAAATTCTAAAGTCTCGGAATAAACGTCTCTCCAAAATTATTCATTTTTTCCAATTTCTCAATTGTTTTATCCAAATTCGACTTGTTCAAATTATTAAACAAATAATCTGTCTTTGGTGCATGTTCATTCTTCTTAATTTGTTTATAAATATGGTCTATTTTTGATACAATCGACCCTACGTGATCCTTGTCCTTTACCAAGTCTTCCTCCAAATTCACCTTTTCCGTCAACAACGACATTGCATAATAAACAATGTATTTGCGTTTTTTACTACATGCATGATTGTATTTCAAACAAAACAATGTCAACAACGAATTAATAATCTTTTGTATCGCCTTATTGTGATTCGGCATCTCTTTTAAAATGACATCCCAAATTATCCAGACAATATCTAATTGAGACTTGGCATCCACCGGCATTTGGGATCTTCTCTCACATTTACATTTTTCCTTCTTGTGTATACAAATACTTTCATACTCAATAATCCATTCATACCAATAACAGGCATTTATTATATTTTTTCCGTCTTTCGATAAATTATACGCCAATTCATTTATCGCAATATATAATTCTTTCGGATCATCCTTTTGAATAATTGCTTGAGCATAATTCACATTTGGAGCTTTGAATCTATCCGTCATTTGCGTCATATCAAAATCATCCTTTTTAATCTTTATTTCGTCAAAACTATGTTTCCGTTTTGCATTACACAAAATACAAATCATTTCGCAAAAAAGCTTGCGGATTTTTTCATTGTTTCGCATTTTTATTTCATTCCCTAAATATCCCCCAACGATGATTTCTTTAAAATTATTGATTCGCATTTCCAAATACAATGAAAGTTTAGGATTTCCTAAATGAATATATTTACTATAAAAAAATAAGATAATCTCCCATAAATCACTAAAATGTCCAGAACAGACGAATTCGGCAGACCAATAACACGCCTGTTCTATTTTTGAACCGTTCAAGTTCTTTAGTAATTCCTTTTTTGCGTCGGTCTTCTTATATCCCGAAAAGGTAATCCCTTTAAACTCCTTTTGTTCTCTCAAATCATTTATTTCTGAAAAATCCGTCATTTATTTTGTTTTATATTTTATACTCGCTATTTTTTCGTTAAAATAAAACGAGTATGTATTTTTCTTTGTATAATTCATATATATCAAATACTTCTTCCAAATTACACCATTGATAATTATAATATTGTTTTCAGGAAAATATTGTATTTACACAAAAAAAAAATAACAACAATACATATAAAGAGAAAATGAAAATAATGAAATTCTTAAGTAAACAAATATCGTCCATTACACATACCTATGATAATTTATCAGACTGGGGAAAAGTCCTGCTTTTATTATGTCTTTTTCTAATTATTTATATGGTATTTAAGAAAAACAAAACAGAGGAAGGATTCTCCGTTCAAAACACTGAATTCACCTTTAAAGATAACCGCTCAAAAATGTACGATAAATTTTATGTAAATATTTATGACCAATTGTTATACAGTGACGTCAAAAATGAATTCGAAATTGAACAAATCGTAAATAATACCAAACCAACTGAACAAAGTATTATTTTAGACGTTGGTTCCGCTACTGGCCATCATGTCGCTGCATTAGCCGAACAGAATTTCAAAGTCATCGGCATTGACCAATCTCCTGAGATGATTGAAAAGGCAAAAGAATTATATCCTAAATTGGACTTTATGGAAGGCGACGTATTGAAAGCCTTGACATTTCATAATAATTCATTCACTCATATTTTATGTCTCTATTTTACCATTTATTATTTCGACAACAAAAGACAGTTCTTTGACAATTGTATGAAATGGTTAATGGGTGGCGGTTATTTAGTTATTCATTTAGTAGATAAATACATGTTTGACACCATCATACCTCCTGCGAATCCTTTATTACTACTTACCCCTCAAAGATATTCAGAGAAACGTATTACAAACAGCAAAGTCACGTTTGATGAATTCAAGTATCAATCTGATTTCCAAATAAATGATGAAAATAATAGTGCTAAATTTATCGAAACTTTCTCAAACAAGGAGACCGATAAAGTATTTAGAAGACAAGAACACGAACTTTTTATGGAACCTTACCAAGAAATATTAAATATGGCCAAGGAAGCGGGTTTCATTGTTCAAAGCAAAATCGACATGATCAACGCTGGTTACGAATACCAATATTTATTTATTCTAACAAAACCGAATTAAAGCGGTGATTGGTCTGTGATTTTTTGATCCGGGTCCAAATAATATACATGTGTATTGTTTTCTCTCATTAAGCGTTTATATAATCATATTTATAATGATAATAAATATTATTACATGAATTTTTATACAAATACAATTACAAATAGTTTTACAAATAGTTTTACAAATA